TTGACGACAATTCGTTTGTAAGACAATTAAAAGGATTGTAAAAAGCCTCGTAAAGAGGCCTTTTACAAGTTCTGGCGGAACTTATTGGAACGGCTACTTTAAAAAATGATGGATTAATGTCAAAATCAGGTTTCCTGAGTGCCATTGGATTAAATTTGGAAGGTGATGTCAATAACGTAAATAACGGAGTTTATAAATTTGACTCACAACAGGACAATATGCCCGTGAATTATGGCATATTAGTGGCATTTTCTTGCGACGGATGGATTCGTATGCAATTATGTGCAGGTGGAGATAATGGATTAGCATATATAAGAATGCATTATAATAGTTGGACATCATGGAAACAAATTTAAAATGAAAAGCTGTCTGAGTCAGATAGATCAAGAAAATACAGATAGCTATTTTCGCATAAAAGCTGGAGAAGGTACAAATCCTGCATATATTTTTGTAACTGTATTGGGTATTAAATAGCCGTAGTATAACATGCGTTATATGGCAATGCTCTTCCATTCATTCCACTTCCCGTCAACATGATTGTAAGATCTAACCATTAAAGAATAGCCACCATAGGACATTGACTCCTGAATGCATGAATCGCCACATTGAATCGAGAAAAATGGGCCAGCTTGTGGCGTATTAGAATAAGTCGTATATGTGCCCACTTCATTAATATCGTGATAATTACCTTTTTCGAGAAACCCAACTCCCATCAGTCCCGCCAGGACTGATGAAAACTGTTCTGTACCAATATATATAGGATTCCCGTTAGAGTCCATTCCTCTTATGAAAGGAATATCTTCTGAAGGCCCATTCAATTTCTCTGATTTTGATATTTCCCTAGATGCATCTCCTATACTGATTATTCCAGTTTCCATATTGCTCGGATTTGAAACTATAAAATTTTTAGGAGAATCTATTTGTAAAAATGATGACATTAATTCAGAAATTACTTTTTTCATGGAATCTTTTGACATCTTTTGTACATCCCCATTACTCTTTACACCAAGAAAATAATCAAAATCTTCAACGGATGTAACGTCTGATAATTTTTTATCTGCCATAATTACATGTTTTAATCGTTTGTGTTTTGTTATATAATATTCATTAAACAGTTCCCTTATTATCCGGAAGAACCGGTCTGTAATAAGTTACTTTTTCAGATTCATCAGGAGAAAGTGAAAGAAGCATAGGATTCTGGTCTGGCATATTATCCTCTGATAAAGTATGTGGAGTCACTACTTCAAGAAGCACATCATCAAAATTAAACTTAAAACCAGAAGGAGCTTCTGTGCCGATTACCTCATTTAAGCTTGGATATAAACGCTTTAGTTCCAATGCCTGATTGTTTGTAAGGCTAATGTTATTAATATCTGATGATACTTTTCCCAATAAAGATACGAGCTTGTTCAGGAAATTATAATCCAGATTATCAGGATAGAACAGATTCCCTTCTTCAATCATAGAATCTTTTTCTGATTCTGGTATTTCTTTCCACAATGCCGCTTCTTCCATGGATGAAACAATCATTGATTTTTCAAAACGTCTTTCACTAATTGGAACTTCCTCACTCTGAGTAAGAAGGCATCCGTTACTTGCTTGTAGTATCATTTTTTCTTGCTTTTTCAATCATGTTGTCAATAGCATCAATAAAACGTGGGTTCCCGAACCTGGAATATTCCTTAATCAGTTCCACTTCTTTTTCGTCATATTCTTCTTCACCATCTGAATTGTATATCTTACGGCACAATTCAAGCGAAGCAACTCCCCTGCCCGATGCGTAGATAGCATCGGCAAACATTTCTCTTACATCTTCCACTGCTTCCGTGGCGCGTGAAAGACCGTTGAAAACGTGTAATTCTTTAAAATTCAGTTTCATTATTATCCTATTTTATAACAAATTCCATTTTTAAAATAAAGGGTTTTTGAATACCCGTTTGGGGGCACATATTCTGCGGTACCTGTAAATCCAGTAACTGAATTACCTCCTTCTGTCATTGATATTTGAGTAGGATTTATAATCATACTAGAATCTCCCATCTTTAATCTTATATCTCCGTTTGTTATCTGAGTTCTCTTGTCACCGCTGTTCATTCTTATGTCAAACGGGTATAGGTAAAGCGTTTCCCCTTCAATATTTTTCAATGATATTGCAGCTGATTCATGTCCTGAATTGTCGTAGAAAAACCAGCTAGAAAGCACATTCCCTGTACTTGAAACTAAAGCCATTTGTCTTGAATCAGGGTCTAATATAATTCTGTTTCCATCTGAATTAGTAACAACACCTCCAGTGAAAGTACCTGTAGCAGATTTCAACTCACCGGAAAAAGATCCGCTCGTAGCTACGACTTCACCTTGTATATGTGCTTTTATAGCATACATCTCACCAGATTCCGTCACACGGAAGGGAGCAGAAGCACGGTTCTCGTAAGTGCTTCCTGCAAAAATACGCACAAGGCTGCCTGAATTGCTTCCTGTCATACCTGCAGTAACAGTACCATCATCTTTCTGTATAAGCAGGTCGTTTCCCTGAAACAACTGTATTTTTGCATTCTTGGCTATAATCAGTGATGTAAAAATAGAACCTACATTCGCGCCAAACCTTTTCCAAAATTCAGTGTTTGCGTATGTAATGCTGCTGCTCGATACATGCGTTTTCAAACATTGGTATGCGTCCCATCCGGTTTCAACAGCATTGTTTCTTACCAATACTACATCTATATAACGAACAGGAAGACTACCATCTGTTACATCACTATCATTCCTATATTCGGTATTCAAAGCCCATTCAGAATCACGTATTGCGCATCCTTGAAGTCCGTCGGCTCCTTTCTCTCCAAGCTGCGCACACACGACGGGCGTAGAAAACAGTCCCCATACGCCATCGGAAGATTTCCTTCGTTTTGAAACCCATTCATAAGGATAAGAAGAAGATATTCCTGACTGTGTACGTGTCCACCCTGAAGGTATATAATCATCTATTTGTGGGGAGGTTGGAGTAGACGGAGTAGAATTAACAGTAGTACGCGTATAGATCTCTTCTATGGAAACACCATCTTCTCCTTTACTGGCAATCATATCATACTCTGAAGTGTTTTCTTCGCCAGTCATTACATACCCTCCATCAGAGAATATGAATCTATTCCCTTGATTATCTGTCCAACACCATAACGGAGGATTAGTGGTAGCTACTTTTGCAGCAAAAGTGCTTCCATTCATTGTTACTGAACCCATTTTGGGTACTACCAAATTGGAGTTCCACCTTCCAATATAAGTTAACCCAGCTCCATCTTCACCCTTATCTACTTGCAGAAGCCAGTCAGCATTTTCCTTGGAAGGTTCTGTATCTGTCCCGTCTTCTGCTACGCATAGCCACAATATACCATCATGGCTTACACGGTCATAAAATTCATATTTTGTGCCACTTTCCCATTGACCTCTGTCATTTGCCACAAGAACCGGAGTTCCATCTGGTCTTACCTGATTTATCGTACCAGTAAAATACACAGAATTAAGATACATGGAGTAACCAGACATGTTCAGTCCGAATATGTTCAGATTCGTCAGGTCGCCATACTGCATGGCAATATTCCCAACCGAAAATTCCCAGTCGTTCTGTTTCCAGAGAAGTCGGGTATATGTTCGTGTTTCGTATGCGGAACTTTGTCTTGCTTCATCAGTAAAGTTTCCGTAGCATGAAAAATTCATCTGTGGCTGTGGATGAATAGTATATCCGGGACGAAGCGCATAACGGAATGTCTCATTATTATCTCCCGACACCTCCGTCACGCGAAAATAGGTGGTTGCAAATCCGGAAAATTTGAAGTTACCTTTGCTGTCGTCTGAATCCTCGGCAGCATCCCTTTCATCGCCAAAATGGAAGATACCAAGTGCAATGTCATCCTTAGATACCGCACCAAACTCTCCTTCTTCCAGCTTTAGTGTACAAGTTCCAGTTGTAAGCTGATTACCTTCCGAATCCGTATCAGGTGTGCATGACAGAATAATTCCGGCACCAGGTACACGCCATTTAATCCCCAGGAAAATCTCTACACGGTTGTACCGGAGTTCAGGAACCTCCAGAAATTCCCACAAGCGAAGTCCGCGCATTTCTCCGTATCCTTTTTTATCTATCTTTGCGCCAAAACCGGTTAAACCTTCGGCAAAGCCTTTCTCTCCTACCACAATTCCTGCCATCATCGTAAGCAAGAATTTTGTGGAGTCTTCACGGTCTTTATTGATAAGGTATTGTCTGAGAAGGTCTAAATATTTTCCAGTAAGCAACTTGGTTGTGGGCACGGATTCGTCGCTTTGAAGGAAGTCTCCCTCGTCTCCCTGGCGAGCCACATCCGTAATCTGCTTGTCGTTGATAACCAGCTTGCCGATAATGGAAAGCGTGCCTTGAACTATGTAGGAAGTGAATCGTTTCAGCGGACGGATAAGGTCATCGGCTGTCACTTCAAACAGTTCCTTCCATCCGGCTGCATCCTGGTCATTACCTTCAGGAGTAAAAAGCTTACCGTAGTCCAGTGTGATTTCACGGTCGAGGGTGGCAGCTTCCAGACTGCCGGTGGCGGTAATGCTTCCGATACGTATGTAATAGAAATCTTCGCTGGGATTCTCTCCGCCGATGCTTCCGTCAGTAGCATAGTCGTTCACGGAAAACAGCACCATGGCATCGTCAGAACCACGTTCCAGACGGGCATAGATGTAGTGTGCCTCCGTGCGGTTCAGACGGGTGTTGTATCCCGTCAGCGTCCAGCTTCGGTATTCTCCGTTGGGCAGATAATCTATTCCGTAGCTTTTCTGCGGAGCAACCATGATGGTACAGCCCGGGACTACCCCCACCTGAATCAGGTTGGGGTTTTCCAGTGCGTTTTCTGTCATGGACACGCCCTGGTAAGAAATTCGGTATGCGTTACTCTGGTAATCGGTTATCATTTCCCTTTTCTGTATTTCTGATTCATTTTCTCAATTTCCTTGGCTTCCTTGGCCATGGCATTCATAATTCCCAGGATGCGGACCGCCTCGCTGTCGTACACTGCGTCGTAGTCACTGAATCCCTGATACTTCATGATGTTGTTAATCATTTCCACCTCTATCTTGATGGGATTCTGCCGTCCGTTCTTTTTCCCGTTAGGCGTGAACAGCTCCGGATACATGCGTGCGTAGGCTTCCTGCACACTCTGGAAATACTGCACCATGACGGGGAACATGCGGGCTTCTACCATGCTAAACCAGCGGGCGTTTTTCTGTATCTGTCCGGAGTTGAACGACCACACGCGGCGCTTACACTTGCGCAGGTATCGTCCTTCGCGTATCTCTCCCGTCTCGCGCACGGATTCATTAAACAGCGTGGCCAGAAACCGGCATCGTGCCTGCTTCATGCGGCGCAACTGCATCCGGATGGCGGCATGGGTCGATTTTCGCCTTACAAGCGTCTGTAGAGCCTTCTGTGCGTCCCAGTACATGATAAGCAGATTCTGTGCGGACTGGTACTGCGCAAAGCTGACATCGGACATCACATCTTTCGGCGCTTTCAGACGAAGGGTCCCCATACGAAGGCGGATAATTCCGTAGGGAGTGACGGTGCGTGCAAAAGGATTGTCCAGGAAACCGAGTTTCTGGTCAATCCACTGGTCCACCTGCCATGCCCGCATGGGAATGCGCTCAAACAGGTGGCGAATCCCTTTGCGCCGGAAGAGAAACACCGTTTCACCATTTTCATCGGTCACGGTGCGCCGCACGATTTTCAGTCCGAGAAAAAGCATGAAGCACTTCAGCTTGAAAAGGCGGTCGGCACGTTCCTCGTCGCCTGCCGCAGCCATAGCCTCCTTACGCTTGTAAAGTCTGTTCACCTCTTCCAGCTCTTCGGTCGACAGCCGGTTCCAACCGTCGGGAAGTGCCGGAAGATGTATCTGGTAGTTTGTCGTATCCATTTGTCGTTTCTTTATACTCCAAAGTTAGGTATATGAAAACTGGGAATGAAGGACAAAAAATCAGTGCCTGGTGAAGGCTTGCGGACGCATGACGAAGATGGCGTTGTCCTGGTTGTCATAATCGAATATGGGCTGCTTGTCCGGTCCGGTTGTTTCAGTGAGCGGCGGCACATACAGCGGAGAATCCTTGATAAACTCTCCGAAAGAATCCTGATGGTTGGAGATAAATTTGCGGGCCTTAGTCATGGAATAAGCTGCCTCGTTTTCGCTGTACTTTCGCTGTTTTTCCGGACGGCGAGACTCGATGTAGAGTGCCAGCGCCATGCGCAGACAGTCCACCGCCTTCTGCCACACCGCATTTATGGCATCCTTGTCTTCGCCCGTGAAAAGGTCGGACTTTAGCGAGCGCGTGCACCATTTCACCAGCGCATCGGTCAGCTCCTCCCCTATCTCCGGCTCTATGTAAGCGCTCTGGCAATAACGGATGTCAGGAAGCATGCCGATGAACTTCTCCCGACTTTCGTTAATATCCAGAAAACGGTTCATCTCGATGGCGGTAGTAAACAGCAAGTCGCCCTGCAGGTAGAAATACCGGCTTTCGCGCCACAAATCGGCAAACACGGGGGTCTGACTGCACGCATCCTCTTCCAGGAATACCAGCAGACGGTCTACTCCGCGACGGCCCTTGAAATACGCATCGCGCTCAAACCGGCTCACGGATTTCTCGTCGGCCTTGTCGTACCCGTCGGTGTACACCTGATTCAGCCCACCCCCGTCGTTCAGACTCACCGTGAGAATGCCGGTGCTGTTGGCCAGCGACAAGTAGACCACCGGAAGCTGACAGGCACGTATCAGACGGATTTCGGGTGTAAGGTTTTCTTTTTCCACGTAGGCCGCCGTCACTCCGCCATACTCTTCCATGGCCTTATCGTATTCTTCGCATACCTTTTCGTAGAGTTTCCGCCCAAGTATCGGCACAAGAATGTTCTCTTCTGTCTCTTCCATGATTGTGAGAAGTGACTGGTCGCCGCTGTACACGCTGGTGGGCACGTATGCCCTGATTTCTTCGGTTTTCGTTACTAACATAGTCTTTGTGTTTTTCCTCAAAGTTAGCGGTCTGATTCGGTAGTTTGAAGGACAAAAACGAAAAATCGGAGGTTTTATGAAATTTAGAAACAATTTTAATGCGATTTCGGTTTAAAATTGTTATTTTTGCGGTAGGTAAAATGTAATAAAACGATGAACATGAAATCTAAAAAAGTTATGAAAAAGACTTACGTGCTCATGCTTTCGCAATCTTTCCCGACCAAACATCCCCGGTCGGGAAACCCTACCGGATTCCGTGAGAAATTCCTTTCCGGCGAAAAACGACACACCATCAGGTCCAACTTTCCGATTTGGGCAAAACGCATACACGAGGTGCAGCAAGGTGAAGCGGTTATCTCCGTCCGTCAGTGGGAAGGCCGTCCGTATTTCAGCAGGCAAATAACGATAGGCTGTCTGACTGCGGAATCCGGAACAGGTGTTCAGAAGCTTACCTTCCAGCTGGATCGCGACGGATGTGCCTCTTTCAATTTCTTCGACATCGACGGTAAATATCCGGAACTGAAAGAACTTGCGGCCAACGATGGCCTGTCGGTAGACGACTGGAAAGAGTGGTTCCGCGGTTATGATTTCAGAAAGCCAATGGCAGTAATTCAATTCGGTAAATTCCGGTATTAATGATGAAAGAGTATTTTATTGCTACAGCAATTTTTGTAGGTCTTGTGGCTTTCGTTATGGCAATGAGCTATTTCTCCGGTTTGGATTACGACATCCTTTTCATAGAATTTATGCTTACATACCTAGTGATTAATAAATTATCTGAAATACAGAACGATAAAAAAGAAAAATAATATGGCAGCGTATGACGTAAACGGGCGGTGCGAAGACTGCACATTTGCTGACGCATTTGGAAGAAGTTGCCAGCATGGGATGCTATTCCCTGTCATGGTACTAATTGCGTTTGGAGATGTATATCAGTGTCCGAACTTTCAGAAAAAGAATGCTGAACAGCTTCAGGAACAAATTCGATTAAAGAACAATGAAAATAAATAGGATATGGATTTCAAGAAATTAAAATTACTCACAGAACTGATTGATCAATATGAATGGCAAATGGGCCATGGTCTTGCGGTATGGATAGAATATTCTAATTGCACGACTGTTTTTGATAAGATATTGGGAGTGGATTCTGAACGTGAAATTCATTGTGTGGCGCAAAGAACAGGCATTTGCATTGATCACTTTGAAGATATTCTAAGCTATTATACCAATGAAGATATTGAGAGCTTGTTCCCTAAAGACGAAGATTGATTATGGCAAAGAAAGAATTTAAAGTCGGAGAAACATTTCAATGCGGGCTTGTGAAGCTGAAATGCGTAAAAGCAGAGGGAACAATATGCGAAGGATGTTTTCTTGATGATATATGTGAATTTTACAGCCAATGCAACGCCCTTATAGGATGTTGTGATGCTAGTAGGGAGGACAAGACCGATGTAATCTTTGTAAAAGTGGAGGAGTAAGATATGGATTTCAAATCACAAATAGGAACAAACATAAACCAGTCACGGAAGCTGTTAGAGCTGGGATTAAAACCAGGCACAGCCGACATGTACCTTGAAAAGAGTAAGACACCTGAATATGGAGAATATCATCTTCATACTATATGTGAAGGCATTGATCCTGAACACTGGTTCTCTGTTCGCATGAATCGCGACATTACTCCTGCATGGAGCCTGGACCGACTTCTGGAGCTTATCCCAAAGTCAATAAAACAGAGACACAGGCCAAATGCCGATTTTGATATGCATAGCGACGGGCAATATTGGTTCATTTCTTACGAGGAACTTGGATACGATGTAAAACATCAGGAAATGAGACACAAATCCTTCGATGCCGTTATTTGCATGATTGAATGGCTTATACATAATAATCACCTGAACCCGGAATACTTAAAAGACAAACCATGAAAAAAGAAGATAAAATAAACATCATGCTCGATAATGCGGATAAGGCACTTTCACATGCAAACAATGTACACTCACGTATGCAAAAAATCACACGACTTATGCCGTTGATCAAATCAAAATCAGAACTTGTCCAAGATAATCCGTCCTCTTATGACTCTACGACATATTGCGAAGGTTTCCTGGATGGATACGAAAGTAAGATTAATAGCGTATGGCATGATTTCGATATAAATATAAATAATGATGATGATGTTGTATTGCTCTTGAGAAATGGGAAAATCGTTGATTATGATGATGATTGGGAGGAATATTATTCTCCTGCCGTGAAATGGGCTTACAAAAAAGATTTACTACCCAATACAGAAAATAACTGATATGAAAATATACGAGACACCTAATCCATTCTTTTTAAGCGACATATTTGTCTTTGCAGAAGTAGAGGAAATCGGGCTATGTTACATAAAAGTGAATTGTTTTAACAGAATCGAAGAAATTGGTTTTGATATTCAACAAAGAATGTGCCGGGCCATCGGAGATATTATGAAATCCGCTAAAAAAGCTACAAAAATTCACAGACATATTTTCACCAGTATTGATATTGAATATTGGGGAAAAATCCGTAATCAATGGTTGCGGTCCGTGAAAACTCAAACATACATAGAAAATAATTCTGGAACCATTATTTTGTAGATTATGGAACATACAATAAAATTCAGAGGTAAGGAAATAGACTCAAACAAATGGCTGTATGGAGACTTATTTCAACGAAGTGGATGCTATCCTGAAATCCTATTCCCATATTTCGATAAAAAAGGAAAAACACAATACGCCGAAATTGCAGTAAAGGAAAAGACGGTAGGCCAGTTCATCGGGAGAAAAGATAAGGACAAAACGGAAGTCTACGACGGAGACATAATAACTGTCAACGGAGACTTTCCAAAATTGGTGAAATTTATCCCAGAGAGAGCAGCCTTTTGTATCGCCAATATTTGTGATTTGAACAATCAGGACCAATTGGATATTTGGATGCAACCTCCTATATCATGGTGGGAGAAAATGGATATAGATGTAATAGGTAATATTCACGATAACCCCGAACTTCTAAATATAAATTGATTATGAAAACAATAGAAATATACGAAACAAATGATGGTAGCCGATTCGACAAAAAAGAAGAAGCTATTAAATATGAAGAACTGTGCGATAAATGCAATTCGATAAATCTAAAACTCGGAATATTAGGACGTGACTTAGAATCAAATGAGTATATACAGCATGATCCGGAAGTCATAAAAAACACATTTAGAGAGTTTATGGGTATTGTAGCAGATTCAATACCTGATTATTCCAACATGGCTATTGAATGTGGTAACGGGGAAAGACACATGAGTCATATATATCGAGTCATTTCTGATTATAACATTAAATGCCTTAGCAATTTAATGTTTAGATTTTACTGTATCGACTTTAAAAATGGAAAAGAGTTTCAGCAACCTTACTTCACTTCACATCAAGAAAAAGTGACAGTCAGAGTGAAATTAGACAACAGAGAAAACTTCTCCCCCACCTGCGCAACATGCAACAGCTATGACAACGGGAAATGCACCAATTTTGGGAAGGAAGTAAAAGCGGAAGATTCCTGCAAATACTATCAGTCGGACGTGATTGAATATACCTGCCAGCAGTGTGGCCGTAAATACGAAATCACTGATTCCGATGCTGGAAATCGTGAGAAATTTTACTGCAAAGCATGTGAAAACGGATATTAATCAAAACTAAACAACCATGAAAATAGAAATTACACCCGAAGAAATGCTGGAGAGATTCAAGCTCTACGGAGAAATTTATCTGCTTCTGGCTCCCGTCTGTGAATATGATGACATGGACGGTTTCAGAATAGAAAGTTATGAGATTGTCGACGAACTGGATTTAGAAGATGAAATATTTTTCCTGGCAGATGGCGATGAAGTCTGGTTTAAAGGCGTGGAATTTACAGAAGATATACTTTACATTCTATATACGAACAAAGACGAATGCGAAGAATATGCACACCCAGTCATACACCTGGAAACAGAATCCATCCGAAAAGTGAAATCAATTCTGGAACAATATGTAAAGGCAATCAGCCATGAGTAAAACCAAATTATATTATCTGTTTTTGGCAGCCATGTATGTGGTGTTGTCGTAACCTGTAACAATATGATTGAAATTATCAAAGAAGGGAAATACGATAAGAAAATAGCGACCTGCCAGTTCTGCGGGTGCGAGTTTACTTTCGATAAAAGGGACGTGCAATCCAGGAGTGATGGGGAGTTCCCATTTACAAGAATAGAAAAAACATTGCTATATGTTTTGTGCCCATGCTGTAATGCAGAGATAAGAGAATGGAGTGATTACCCCACAAATCATAAACAGAATGAATTATGACGGAAGATCTAAAGAAACTGATAGATGAAGTCGAGGGAATCCTTGGTAATGAAGTGGAAGCCACAAGAAGGCTGAAAATGCTCGATGAAGCCATTCAAAACATGAAAGAGATGGAAAATATTCAACTTCATCAGTTCATTATCTACAAAGAACGAAAATTGTTCGGATATAAAAAAGGGAAATCCAAGACTGTCAATATAAACGTGGATGACAAGCTGATGAAAGAAATATTTAGGATCTACCTCAATGAATTGTCAAATCAGGTAGCAGCCGTAAATACACTCTTAGCCAAACTGAAAGTTGGTAATGAACTACAAATAATTGAACCATGACACCAGAAGAATACCTTGACAAAAAGAAATCGGGCCGATTCACTGGAGGTGAATTATACTACACCGTATCTTTGGACGATGCAATGAAGGCCGTTGAAATGGCCCGCAGTGAAAACAAACCTGCTGACAATATACCATCATCAGCGATATACGGATGGATATGCCCGAAATGCGGACGTGTCTACTCCCCTACCGTACCCACATGTATGAACTGCAGAAACCTTGAGATTGGCCATGTAACATGTGCGGATCAGTCGGAACGTATAAAGTAACAAACCATTAAATAATATAGCTATGGAATTTAAACATCAGAAAGACCTCGGTCCGGACGCCATTGAGAAATGGTGTGAGGAACTGGACCGGAAACCCAAAAGAGAATTAACACCGGAAGAAGGAAAAACTTTGTTTATGTGTATGATAAACGAACCCCATTACAGAACAGACAAAAATTTTGAATCCTTGCTAGGTAAATGGAACGGAGTCGCCATCCTTCACGACCGGATAAAAGAAAACCACACCTACACTATTGAGAGCGCAGTCCTGCTTTTCCTCGGATCTGTGATTGACCGACCGGGAATAGCCGTCCAATATGCAAACTTCATGCAGTACAAATGCTGGCAGTACCATATCAAGCATGTAGATATGAAATACTTCACCAGACGTATTTTACCGGCAGGACTTCTCACCGAAGATGCCTTATATGAAATGTGGAACAAACAAAAGTATATCAGTGAAAAAGAAAGAGGACTTCTCAACATGCTGGATAATTCTTATTTCATGCAGTCAATCAGAGAAATAAAAGAAAAATAGCCCTATGACCGCAAACGATTATTCAATAGAAAAATATGTGTCTGAATACCTGAAACCGCTGGAAGAGAAAGGAATTATCACAGACTTGCGGGTTATTCCATGCAGATGCCGAATCATGTTCAGACTGAATGAGCCGTCACGAGAAAACTCAATGAAAGTCATTATCGAAACAGAGGCAGACGAAGACCATATCACATTTTTCAAGTCCGATGTATCAGTAAAGGAAACATTCAGATCCCCAGAACGGATGTTTATTTATCAAAGACTGATGGCCGCAAATAAATCCCTTAATGATGAACTAAATAGGAAGTCAGTAAACACCGATTTATACATTACGAAATACCTGAAACCACTGGAAGAGAAAGGACTGATAAAGAACCTCGCAACGTGCAAGAATCATAGCGTCTGGTTTACGATGGTGAAAGACATTAAAGGCGTGAGCATTACCGTCAATTTAATCCTGGGAACGACAGTAGATACTGTTGCGTTTTTCCCTCTCCATCTTGACATAGGTCGTTACGGAGTAGAAACAACATTTATCCCCAATCCGATAAATGATGACCACTACACGGAAAAACTTGAAAAACGTATTCAGGAATCAATGAATAAGATGAAAGAAATATTTGATAACCCACTACCGGAATAAGATTATGGAATCAAAATCAGAAGGTGCAAAAAGACTGGAAGAAGATATTCTTTCCATAAAGCAAGAAATGGAATCCGAGCTCGCTCCATACAGAATGAAACTCCTGGAGATATATAACGAAATGAACAGGATCTCTCAACCATACGAGAAAAGAATCAAGCATAAAGAACAGGAATATCTCGATAAATTCCTTGTAGACTGTAACGGGAACATCATTCACACGGGAGACGTTCTTATAAACAACGTAACCAGTGATTCATTTAAAGTGGTAAACCGGTTCCAGCAAAAGCTGATTCATTACCTCGGTAATCCTCGTGTGGTAGTAGTAAAACTGAATAAGAAAGGAGAGGCCGGGAAGAAAGAATTTTCTATTTTCCCGAATGAGCTACAAACCTATTATACTCTCAAAAAATAAGTAGTATGGACAATAAAGTCAAACCCAGAATAAGCGCAGTCATTACCGACTGTCTGAAGTGTCCGCACTCAAAAAGGTACGACTCTTCTCAAGGCTCAACCGGTTCAGTGCTTGTATGCAAAGAAAAAGAACAAATAATCATTAGTGATGATTATATTTATCACACAGATAAGATAAATATGAGTAACTTTATCCCGGAATGGTGCCCGCTGGATTGCTACACCGGAGAGAATGAAATTTACGGGCTTAAAGAAAAAAACCTACGTGATTCACAATGTGAAGTACCTATGGTGAGATATAATAACTAGAACCTATGGCAGAAAAAAAGAAAATCAGCACAATTGTTTCGCATTGCGAAGAATGCGTTTTCCACCGGAAATACAACCAGGAAGGCGCTAGTTTTGGATATATCATTCTATGTTCACCCACAAATAGGGTGGTAAAGCGGAATGACGTAAATAAAATTATTGATGCACCAATAGAAATCCCAGACTGGTGTCCGCTAGATGACTATCAGGGGGATAATAAAACCTATGAAATTTTAGATACAGAACAAAACGAACAAACCATGAAAAAAGAATTTACAGAGGACCAGCTTGTATATATACGAGACATTTTCGCTCAGGAATGCGGGAAATATATAGATTTAGGCAAAAGAGATAATGCACAGGAAGCACTGGATATTGTAAACGTAGTACAGTCAAAATACGACTGTGACGAATACGCCGATCTGGAATCTTTTGTACTGGACGAAAGCGGGACTTATGGCTACATAGAAAAACGTGAATTGGAAGAAAGTGAAGAAAAAGCTGTCAGGCTGATGATTCAATTTGCCAAATCTTCGGAACAGGGCCCATCGGAAGAGCTGAAAGAAGCGATAAATGAGCATTTGTATTTAAACGATGCAAATCGAGGAAAAACAAAGCTGGATGTAGTAATGAATAGAAAAGTAAAGATAAACAGACTCATTATTCTTTGCATAAATTCATGCGAGGAAAGCGAATTGATAAGATTTGATGGCATAGCAGACTTGCTGGCCGAAAACATTTAAAACGAATAAACCATGGAAGAAAGAAAAATCAACTTTAAAAAGAACGATGATAATACTCCGGTTCTTGATCCGGGCGGAATGCTTTACGAAAATCTGAAAGCAATGCAGAACAAAATGAACGAAAAACTCTCTTTAATAATTTATATGCTAAAAGAAGAGCAACTGAATGAGGGTACAAAAGAAGCATTGCTTGAATTGTTTCATAAGAATGCAATAGACATCCTGAACGAACTTGGATATGAAGACAGCCTGAATAAAAAGTACAATGAATACATCCAGGAAATACGCTCACTCAACCATGAGAACCGGGAACTAAGAAAACAGCTTGGCATGAAGGTATCGAACGAGGATGCAAGGGAAAGGTTGAAACTTATCACTGAATCATTTGATGAATGGTGGTACAATGAAGGAACCGGAAATATAGATAATATTATTTTCGACAGGTACAAAATGACCGCCACATTGAGAGGAGGAATCTTTCCTTCCAGTCGTGAAAGGGAAATAAAAAAGCAGGTAGAAATGTTGAAGCAAAAAGGATTTGATGTATCGTCTGTTACAAACTACGGGCATCACCTTACTGCCTCCGAAAAAAATCTCATTATGCTGAAAGAACTTTTCAAAAGCGCTTTCCCGCATTCGGACATTGACGAAATAAATACAGCCACCTATTTGGGAGGTGAAAGCAGAGAAGAATATGTGTACGTTATTACAAAGATCATCGTTAATTTCAATAACCTTGACGACATTAAAATCACAGAGCCATGACCGAACTGAATACTGAAAACGTAGACCGAATTTTCGCCGACTGCATGTTTCGCAGCCACGAAGAATACGAAGAATGCAAGAAAGAAGGACTTCATTTTTTTTGTGCGTTCTATTCAGAATACCAATGTAAATGTAGGATTCCATCCGGAACGTATCGAAAAGCACCGGCAGGAAATCAGAGAAATGTTGTTGCAATTACCTGAAGGCTTCTTTAAAGATAAAGGTGGCGGAGCTTCTTTCCTGCAAGCTGCTTGCGCAAAAGATGGAGAATTATGGACAGGATTCCATACAGAGGTAGAAAAGCTTTGCCTGCTTGGACTCGCTTCTAAACAGATGCGGATGCTTACACCAGACGCGGAGATATGGCCAATGCTACCAGGCGGAATGCCCTATCTGCGTGTGGAAATAGAACAGTAATTTTATACATTCATTTATACATAAAAATACAAACGGATTATGAAAGATAAAATCTTAAAAGCAATCAACTTTATTTTCCCTATTTTCGTATGTGCTCAAATAGCCTTTTCTGTTTTTTCATATTTTAACGGGACTGAAACAAGGGACTTGTTGTACAATTTTTTCATCTCTATTATATTGATGCTTTCTTTCATCATTGCACAGATAGCCAAGACATGCACCCAGTTCCTGATGATAAAGCGGATTGAACACAGATTGATTATCAATCTTTTAAACGCCATTCAAGGGAACACAAGCCATGAAAAACAGCCGGAAAATAAAGATTCAAAAAGCAAAGATGAAGAAAAATCGTAGTTACGCGAGTTCAGTGGCGTAGTATAGCCACTAAAAAATCTATTAATCGCGACTGAAGTGGCGTAGTATCGACACTGAAAAATCTATTAATAAACACTTGAGCCAAAATCAACAAAAATCCCGACAAATCAGACGTTTTGCCGGGATTTTTTCTGTGAATAAAACCAAAAAAAGAAGAAGAAAAATGTATGTTATAGCGTGGACTCTGTCTCTTCTGTGCCGGTTGCGCTGCGGTCGAGCGTGGTAAATGTCTGCTGACGGATGACTATTTCTCCGTGCTTGTCCCATTTGTTGAATGTATAGATATTCTTCAGGAACCGCAGATAAATGCGCTGCCGGGTAGAAAGCTGGTTTTGCTTAAGCAACTGCAATTCGCGCATGTAGGTACCTCCGGTGCTTCCGCTATTCCCGGGTGTGCTTCCAATCAAAGAAGGGTGAACCCCTATGGCAAAGAACACCACGCTTGAGATTTCGGACAACTCCTCTTTTAAATCCCTGGAATTTGTCAGCTGTGGCACATCCACAATTTCCACCGCATGCTGCATCGTCTTTCCGTCAGGGCCTACAAACGAGTCCAGACAGATAGTTTTCCCGTTGTTCTCGCGGCGTTGAAGGAACTCATTCACCTTCTTATAGATACTGTCACGTACAGCTTGTTTCGCTTCAGTAGTATCCGCTCCCATTTCATCGAACATCGCACGAAGGTATTCGTTGTTGATGAAAATCATTTTCCCCCACATGGTCGCATTCTGGCGGGCCATGGCCTTGTCGGTAATCAATGTCGTGGCGTAATCGTAGGTCATCGACGGGAAGATACTCCACCAGGCGGGCTGCGGATAGTAAGGTTTCAGCATCGAAGGGTAATAGCTTGGGCAGCAGAACCAGGTGGTACGTTTCTTCGGAGGACGGTTCTTGCTCTTTTCCACCTGACGGCGAAGCTCCGTAAGCATATTTTCCGGCATCAGTGTGGGATAGGCCACTACATCCTTTCTTTCCAGCTTTGGCGTGGCATCCTTTCGCCACTTCTCCGCATAATACACGTAGTTGATGCGCATCCGTTCGTCCATTTCCTCCATGCGGCAGCACACCGCCGGAATGTTTCCTAACTTGACGATTTTCGGGTCCCACTCTTCATCCTTCCGTCCGATGCTGAGACCGATGGTCGGGAAATAAATGTCCATGTGCGCGTCGTCTGTCATGCACTTCAGGTAGTGAAGTTCCAGATTGTTATTTTCACAGAACTTGTCCCATTCCTTGTCAGTCTCTTCCCAGGTGCGATAGTCTTCACGAAGCTGTTTTAGCTCGTATTCCGGTGTTCCAACCTGTGCGGTATCTTTCTTCTCCTCTCCGGAGACGGCCTGCGACCAGGTGATTGTGCCTCCCCCACCCTGCTCTTCGCCGCTTTCTGCTTTCTGCTGGTCAATCTGTGCCTGAATCTCCATGATGCGGTTACGAATCAGCAGTCCGGCATCCTTGAAGGGAATCAGCTCAGTCTTTACCGTACCGTTTACATAGCGTGACCAGCGGTACATAAGCTGCGGCCCTAGCCCTACCGTCAGGTCAATAATATATTTGATGGCGGTTGCCGTGTACGGCAGACTGCCTACCAGCTTGTATATGGTATTCGGCAGCATGTTGCCAGGTCCCCATGGAATGTAACCCAGACCGGGTGTCCCGGCATTGCTGACCGGCACCGGGTTTGACTGCCGGCTGTCGAAAATATCAAACGTGCCCTGAATGGGCAGCCCGCCGATAGCCCCTCCCCCTTTCATCATTTCCGAGGAAGATACAGACGGGATTTCCGACACGCGGGCCATGCCGATATACTGGTATCCACGGTCTACGAGTGAAGTCACTTTTCCTCTGAACTCCTTTATCCCCGGGTTGGACTTCTTACGGTTTGTGTTTTTTGTGTTTGTCGCCATATAACTACTTAACCAATATCTTTGTGTCGTTAATCTGCAGAATAAGTACGTCGTACACGTAACGGAAATCTCCGTTTGGCATTACCAGTTTACGGTATCCCTTTTCGCGGTTATACGAAACGGCACGCTGCACGTTGTAACATTCGCTTATCGTTCCGTCCTTGCACACAAAACGTATGTCGAACGGCTTGTTTTTTCCGTCCGGAGTGCGGGCGTTCATCAGCTTGTACGCCTCCGTCCAGAGCAGACGTTTGGTCGGTTTCTTCATCTTGCGTTTGTTTTTATACAAAGATAAACAAGGTTAATCTGGTAATGAAGGACAAAAAAACGCACCTCCCTTCACAGGGAAATGCGGTAAACATAACACTGATAATGATTATATCAAACAACATTACTTTTTGCGATTATCCTTCCATCTTCCTTCACAGGAAAATAGGACTTTGTGTAAGTTTAATTCTGTCAAAATAATGAATAAAGTGCACACCACCGTGTGCAATAACATGGTTACTATTTTTCTCATGATGATGCAAATATATCCTATTTTCTCTGAATATCAAAAAGAAAAAGGATGAAGAACCACTGTTCCCCATCCAGGTGTAATAAAACAAAGAACATTTTCATGCTCAATTCTTTGCAAATATAATGTTTTTACCGCACATAAGCAAACTTTGAAACTAATTGATTATCTGATTTATAATAAATACTTTTATTCAAACATGCTTTTATTCTTTTATATAAAAATACTTTTACTCTTTTATTATTTCATGCTTTTATATTTTCATTCATTTGTATTAAAACATTATTATTCTTTTACATGTCTGCATATTTGAATGTAGATACTTTTATTCTTTCATACTTTTATACTTTTTATATTTTTATATTTTTATGCTTTTACTCATTTATTCTTTTATATGTTCATACTTCTATGATTTTATACTAAAATATCTTTCTCTCATCAATTTTGTATTTTCACATAAAAGTATGTTTATATAAAAATACTTTTATGTTTTTATTTTTCTATTCTTTTATTCGTTTATACTATTATTATTTTATGTATCCACACAAAAATGCTTTTATATTTTTATTCAAAAATATTTTTATGCGTTTGCACATTTGAATATTTACATTTTTGCATAAAAATATTTCTGTATTTATGGCGGAAATGAAAAAAAACGACTATCTTTGCAGTGTAATAAAACAAAAACATTTGATATGGCAATTACAATTTCTTCATTCAACTGTAAGGGTGGAGTAGGGAAGACCACTACCACCGTCAATCTGGCAAAAGCCTTACATTCTCTTGGTAAACGTGTGCTGGTAATAGATGCCGACGCACAGGGTAACGCATCTAAAATGATGGGATTCCGTCTGGCCACGGAAAAGGATGGTAAAACCCTTTACGATGCGATGACAGGAAACGCAGACATCATGGAATGCGTGCTATGCGAAAACGAAAACGAAGAAAGCTTCGACTTCATCCCCTCACGCCCAAACCTTTATAAGTGCGAGCAGGAACTGGTGAGCCGAACAGGACGTGAATTTATTCTTCGCTTGATGCTGGATAAGCTGAAAGACCACTATGATTTTATCCTGATTGACTGTCCACCAAATTTCGGAGTAGTTTCTGTAAATGCGATGGTAGCTTCTGACTACCTGCTGATTCCTATCAACTGCGAAGTATTTGCCCTGGATGGGATGGGCCTGATTACCGCAAAATACGAAGAAATCAAAAATATGGTCAATCCCAAACTTGAAATCCTGGGTTATATCATGTCACGCTACGACAAACGTCTGTCGCTTCACCGTCAGGCATACGAACAGATGAATCAGAATTTCCCTGGGAAGGTGTTCAATACCACCATCCGCACGAACATTCAGCTGGCCGAATCGCCTGCGCAGCGCATGAACGTGTTCGATTTTGCGCCCAACTGCACGGGAGCTGCCGACTACATGGAGCTGGCAAAAGAGATTCTATCACGATTAGATAACCAGTAAAACCCACGATTATGGCTAAACAACGATTCAACCTGAATGAAACAATGCTTGATGCGCGGCAGGGCATTGAGGAAGCACGCGCCAACACGGAGAAGGCAGGGGAGGAGAGTGCTGCGACTCAGGAAAAGGCAGAAGAAAATACGGAAGAATCTCCTGCTACCTTCACTGCTGAAAACTCATGTGTTGAAGCAAATAACCAGGAAGAGGAAAACATCCGTCCGGAACAAGAAGCTGCGCCCGATAAAGAATCCGTGAAAAGCGAATCACCCGCAGTAGAACGGAAAATAAACGGCATACGAAAAAGAATTAGAAAAGATGAAAAAGAGGGACGCATCATGCGGAATGTCTATCTGGACGAAGACATGCTGGAGAAGCTGGAAGACATTAAGAAAAGCATGAACAAAGGCCGTAACAAGGAAAAGAAAGATACCTTGGTGTTTGTCATCGACCTGCTGAATGTATCCGCGCAGGAGTTCATTGACAAATACTACAAAGACATCGTGGGGAAATAATTCCGCACAATTCATACACCGAAAGGGCAGGGGAGCAAAAGCTTCTCTGCCCTTCGCTTTTTGAATGATGTCACATTTCTATCTCGATGGCCGGATTCCATTCGTCCGGATCAGAAAAAGTGATTCCTGTATTTCCACTGAACAGACGGCAGATTGCGTTTGTGCACCGGTTCCTCAGAAGCGGAACGCCGGAAGCCTGTGCACCGTAAAGCATTTTCCCGTCGGCTCCCAAAGCCTCTATTTTCAGCGCCACGTCAAATTCTTCCGACTCTGTAGGAGTGAAGGAAAACACGGAGAAATAAAGCCCGCTACGGCCCGCATACTCGTCGCCTATCTCCCAGGTAATCGTATAGTCGGATGCGGAATCCGCGTCACCGTTACCAGTAGTCACATCCAGCGTGCGAAAATGACCGCCTACCGTCATCCGTACCGATTTCACCGAGGCTGGAAACGCATCTTTCACGGTAATCATGGCACGGCTTACTACGCGCTTCATTTGCAGTTCCTGACTCGAAGCCATATTCTCGTCCACTTGAAGAGAAAAATCCTCCCAGAAAGTCTCAGTTACTTTCTCAGGATTATATTTCATGCCTTCCATACTTCCTCCGGTACTGCTGTGAGCCAGGAAGTACACATGATGCGCTCCATACTTCATGTTCATGGTAAGGGGAGAAGGAAGCGAAACGGTGTCCGCCTGCATCTGCTCTCCGTCCATGTAATCCCAATAGGAGAGGGTAGTGGCCAGCTCGGCCAGCGTGCCGGCACGTGAATTATTCCACTGGTTGATGTCTCCCTGTCCGATTTCCATAAACACCGGAAGGAAAGACACCCTGCACGTTTTCTCACTCGTCTGCTCCATATCCGTCGGACGGACGATGTTTTCCTTGCTGCAAGCCGCCATAATCAGGATGGCAGCCATGCAAATGCTTTTCGAAAAATTCATGTTGTTTAGTTTTAAGTTTATACCATAATTAACGCACGTACGGAGTTTCGTTCCCGGTTTTGATGGATTTTTATTGTAAAGTTCGGAAAGTTTGCACCTTTATATAGTTCGGAATCTTTGCACCTTTACACGAAATAATTTCCCTTACTGACGGAATCTTTTCACCTATTGACGGAATCATTGCACCTACATGCTTTTAAAAACCTAATAATCAATGATTTTCAGAATCTATATAATTATCTATATGTTATAATATAAAGAAACGATAGTTTCTTAAATAAGGGATAAAAGAAAAAATATATCGGTCTGCTTTCATTAATGATATTATGATATAAGATATATAGTAAAGCGTAATTTGCTATAAAACAAATAGTTATACTAATAAAGGTGCAAACTTTCCGTTTTTAGGGGTAAACTTTCCGTCAATATGTACTAAGTTTCCGTGTGTATGGGTAAAGATTCCGTCATATAGGGAAAAATTTCCGAACATATATAGATTAAAGGTGCAAACTTTCCGAACTATTTTTATTCAATATTTTCCGTTTTTGGAAAATATTGTCGTTTTATTTTCCGTTTTTGGAAAATATATCTATATTTGTGCCAAATAACGAACCAATGAAGATTTATTTAGAAGAAAGATTAAAAGAGTCAGGTATAAGCAAGGATGAACTGGCAAAGAGACTGGGTATTTCCAATTCAAGTCTGACAAAGAAATTAAACGGTCCGTCACGTACTAACCTGCAATTTCTGGAAAGTGTGGCCGATGCGTTGGGGATATCTGTTTTCTCTCTTATTGATGATGAAAAATACGTGAAGGTAGGTACATTCCAGTTCGATGGGAATACTTACGAAATACGAAAAATGAACTGATAGCCTATGCGACGGAAGAAAAGCACCACCGAATCAAGCAACTCACTGATTAAAGAACTTAGCTCAGTAGAGTTTATTAAACAACCCTATCTGTATGCCATGGTAGGGGCAGATTTTTCACTCTACCAACGGAGTATTATGATAGAAATCATGAAGTCCATGCAAGACCGCTTCAATGAATTTCTGAAAAACAGACGTGCAGACGGACAAATGTCACTTTTCCCTGATGATCTGGACGATAATCAGATTCTCACATTCCGAATCAGCGCTTCCTCTCTTGGAGTAAGTCCTCGTGACTATATGTATCTTAGTGAGGCATGCGATAATCTTATGAAGATGAACTGTTCTTTTTACAGATATGATGAAGTGGGAAGACCTATTCGTACATACGCGCATCTGTTTTCTACGATTGAAATGCCTATGATTCCGGTTTCAGGCTCGAAAGAAAAAGAAAGGAGGATGAACTACGTGGAAGCGCGTATGGATGCAAAGGTATTGAAAGAACTGTGCGATTTAGGTAACGGGAAAGGTTATCTTGACCACATTTACCGAATAGCCCGTATCTGCAAACGCAAACGTACACCAAGCATTTATATTTATCTTTCCAGATGGAAAGACTTCCCAAAGAAATCGGTAGAATATGTGGAGCTCAAGAAATTCCTGGGAGTGATAACATTGGAAAATGTGGAGGTGAACGGGGTAGTTACTAAGACTTACGAAAAAGACCGATACCCGAAATTCAGTAAATTTTGTAAGGAAGTGATGGACCCGATACGTGAAGACCTCGACCGTATGGCCAGCGAAAATCAGGTGGACTTTACTTTTGATTATGAGCCTGTATATAAGGGTGCAACGAAGAGAGGAAACCCTGACGAGATATTATTTAAAATCAAGCTGAGTGAACTTGGGGAGGAAATGTCGCGTAAACGAAGACAGCAAAAACTTCCCGCCGATATTTGGGACTTGCTTCGCTCTGAATATAAACTGACGGAAACAGATGTGCGTATGCTGACCGATATGCTTCCTGACGAACTGATGAACGATTTCCGGTCCGAAGTGCTGGCACTTCGTGACCGAATGAACCGGTATAAGGTAAACAATCCGAAAAGTTATGTGGCGACTTCACTCAAGAATTTTATTATCCAGCACACTCCGGAGGAAAAAGAAACAAAAGAAGATAATAGGGTAGAGGAGAAGAAAACCGTCAATCATAAAACAATAAGCGAGGAAGATAAAAGCCGATGGATGGCATTTATGGAACTTCTTCAAGGTTCTGTAAGTCCGGTTGAATTTAGCACCTGGCTGTCGTCGCTTGAATTTGTTTCGCTTAATGGTGAGGAAGTGACACTATCTGTACCGGCTGCATACGTAGCGACTTATATTGACGAAAAGCTGAGCGCACCATTTAAACAAGCGCTTAATGCAGTGTATGGTGAAGATGTAAAACTACTTTATGAAGTAAGAAAATAACGAATAAATCCCGGAACGAAAAGTACCGTTCCGGGATTTCTTTTCATTCCACATAGTCCTGCGGATCTATACAGAGATTTACCTGCTGTACATCCGTCAGTTCTACGAAGACCGCATACCAGTTGTTCAGGAAAGGGCCGTAGGTAGAATAGTGAAGCTCTTCCGTTTCAAGATTTATGTTCCGGAAAATCTTTCGTTTCTCCTGCTGATCGCGAAGCCAGGCCAGGAACTTTTGCATGTGCATCTTCGCTTCCTGAATAGCTTCGTATGACTGCTGCTTGTCCGTCGGCTTCATATTATCCGTTTTAACGAGGAAATAAACCACGTGCATAGGTTTGTCCATACCGCCTTTAATCGTCCCGTCCTGGGCAAATTCGTAGCCCACACAAGGCGATTTCACGTCGGGTAACTTACTCATGAACGAGGGAATAACTACAATGTTGTCAAAAAGGAAAAACCGTTTGTTCTTTCCGGTTTCTCCGGGCGTATGAAGCATGGGCTTGTACTTCGTGGCCCATTCTTCGATTATTTCTTTTAATTCTGTCATAATTAAAATTTTGTGGGTTTTCTTATTTCTTTATCCAGTAACATTATAAATCCGATAAAAGCAAAAGCCAGTAACGAAAGCCATATTCCCAATTTTCCTAATTCAGCATAAAGTAGCTTGACTATCATAGCTGCTGTGATAATTCCTCCCAGAAGATTAGTCAGTTCCGATTCTTTTTGGAACATGAGGAAGACACCCAGGAGAAGGATAGCCAGTTCTATTCTTATCTGCTGGAGAAAATACATTCCTACCAGCAAGAACGTGTTCGACAATATTCTGATTATCGTTTTCATTTCATCCGGAATTTATAATCACTTCGTTTAAACTCGTCCTGGAAAGAAACCAGTACGCCGTTTTCGATGAAGTCCTGATAATAGGAAGACACGAGCACTTCCAGTCTACGGAGTTGATGACGCACCTCCATGGCAATGATAGGTCGTGACTGGCGGTCGCATTCTTCTTTCCATATCTGATAAAGCTGGTTGAAACGGGCATCCTTGCTTCGTTCTACATCTTCGATGGGCTGTCCGGCACCGACACCCATATCCACGAAATAAAGGTAATAGTTGAAGAAGAAGGAAATCTTCTTTGTGTCACCTCCGGCCCCATTGAACACCTTGGCATACATGCGACGGTAAGCCTGTCCGGTGCTTTTTTTAGCTGCCGGCGTATTGCGGTATCCGATGTACGGACCGGGGAATCCTCCCGGCCATACATGCTGTGTCTCGAAGTTGGTCTGAAGCTGCCGGATCATGTTGTTGGCCCAGCGCGTCAGATCCAGAAACTCCTCTTTGACCGCCTGACTAATGGTTTTCTGTTCTGACATGGCTTATACATAGTTTAATGGATTTTCAAAAATATCTTTTATCATTTCCTGTTTGCATCCTTTGAACCATTTGAAAGGTTCTTTGCAGTAACTGATACCGATGGTTCCGGTTGTAGCATAAAACGAAATTAGAAGCGGGAGCACAGGGTCACGGTAATTTGACGAAAGGTTCGCCGGGTTGTTTGACTCTTTATAGAATCCACATTCCAGTGCAATTTCATCCACCTTATCTTTCAATACTTTGGCGTAACCGTTTTTATTTGATTGCTTTTTCATACATTTATACTTTTATGTTTTTATACAAAAGTTGTTTTTCTTTTAAACCAATATGGCTTCCCAGACTGATTCCCTTTCTTATAACTTCCCGGGTATCCTTTTTCTTTACTTACCACATGAGCTATCATAAGATTATCAGTAGCGTGTGCTTTTGTATATTCCTTGTCTTTCTTCAATCCAAGTTCTTTTGACTTTACCCTTAGTTCCCATGCTGTGACTCCCAATATTTCCTGAATTTCTTTGTTAGTAGTAGTAGGGTAATATTTCTTTAGTTCCTCAATCATAGAAGGACTCCAGAATATCTTTATATTATATTTAGTACGTTCGACAATCCTTCCGGTATTTTTATCCAAGAAAATGCCAGTTTCTCTGTGATGCTTTTTTCTGTATCTTTCCCTTTCCAGAGCACTTGCACATTTCTTGCAGATGGATTGTGGTTCCCCATGCTTTACCTTGAATCTGTCAATTGGAAGTGTTTCTCCACATTTTTTACAGATTTTCTCAGTACATATTTTATTCCGTTTTCCCATGGCTTATATTGAATAGCCTAATTTTGACATGTTGTTATTCACTCTTTTATCAATTTCTTCATAAACTGACAGATACATGTATTTCTTCCCGTTATACTTCTTCATTCTTCTGATGGAAGAATATAGCCCATCAACATTTAAGTTCATTTTTCTTGCACATTCGACCGCAGATAAAAAGACTTCTTTCGTTTCCAGACAAATTACTTTTTTACCTAAAGGTTTAGAAGACTTTATATGAGGACCAAAGTTACTTTCAGGATTATTGATAAGACGTAAACACTTCTCCCTTGATAATTCCCTTTGTTTTTCCTGTCTCTCTTTAGGCCAGCTGTTAAAGCCTTTGTTTGCTTTATTCCCTTTCACAAAGCGTCCTGTAGCAATATCAATATTAGGATTTATTGAAAATTTCAAATCATCCAACCGTTGCTCTTCATATATTTTTCTGAAATCTTTTTCATAATAAAACCTCAGACCTCTACATATCGCTCCTCGTAAGCAACTGTCAGTTATAGAATTTCTGTCTATATTACTAATACTGGCTGCCAGTTTTATAGACCCGAAAAATCCAGCAACGGTTCCATTAGGATTTACCGCAACTACCGGACGATTGCTGCCGACTTTTTTGATTCCCATTTATCTGTTTTGTCTTTAATTTGTTTAAATAATATCAAACATATTTTTCATTCAACTCGTATTTTACTGAATAACTACAATAAATATACTAAAAGATATTCGATTTATTTATCTTTGTCATTCAATAATTTATGAATTATTTCTATCTTTAAATGTAATAATTGTAAGCTTTGCATATTCCGGCGGATACCCGTTCAGCATTTCCGGTGATATCCGTTCAGTCCCCAGTTAGTATTCAGTGTTGTTGGCAAAGTTAATACTTCTTTCT